GAATGTCAGCAGGTCAAACTTACCATCAATGGCAAACAGACGCATTAGCAGCAGCAGCTACTAACGCAACAGTTGAAGGTGATGACGCTTCATTCGCAACATTAGCAGCAACAACAGTATTAGGCAACTATACTCAAATCTCACGCAAAACAGTTCAAATTTCAAACACATATGACGTAGTACGTAAGTATGGTCGTAAGTCTGAAGTTGCTTACCAACTTATGAAAGCTGGTAAAGAAATGAAACGTGACATGGAGTATGCTTTAGTACGTAACCAAGCATCATCAGCAGGTGGACCAGCAACAGCTCGAACATCAGCAGGTATTGAGTCTTGGATTACTAACCGAGTAATTGCTACAGGTTCTACAGCAGGTACAACACCTGGCTTCGTAAACGGTACAGTAGCAGCTCCTACAGACGGTACTTCAGTAACATTCATTGAAGCAGACTTAAAGTCAGCTTTACAATTAGCTTGGACAGACGGTGGCGAGCCATCAACAATTCTTATGTCAGCTACTAACAAGTCACGTTTCTCTGGCTTTGCTGGTATTGCTACTAAGTTTGTAGACGTACAAGTTAAAGCACAGGCTTCAATTACTGGTGCAGCAGACGTTTACGTTTCTGACTTCGGTAACCATACTGTGAAACTTGACCGTTTCATGCGTGACCAAGCAGTTCTATGTATTGACCCAGGCTATGTTGGTTTAGCTTCACTACGTCCTTTAAGCAAAGAAGAACTTGCTAAGACTGGTGACTCAACAAAATGGCTCTTAACTGCAGAATATGCACTTGTGGTTCAAAACCCAGATGCACATGCTAAAGTTCAAAACGTAGGTGCTTAGTAATTAGATATGATATAATGGGGGGAGTTAATTCTCCCTCTGTTGTATTTTTATTATGCCAATATTATTTGACCACAATAGCGTAACAGGTGTAAGTCAGTATTTTGACTATGACCCAGCTAAAGATACATACTACCTAACTAGCACACAAGATATTAGTGGCATGTTAGACAATATTAAAAAAGCAAGAGATAATCCTGAAGTTTGGAATAACGGTGTAAAACAAGAATGGGCGCACTTTGCTAGTATTCCACCTGTAGTGGAAATGCAGTTAAAGCAAAAGGGTATAGATATGTATAACCCACACCAAACAAAAGAACTTATAAAAGAAATAAACGAAAACTATCCATATCTCAAGTTGACTACAAAGCGTGGATAAAGACGAATTAAAACAAGTACAGTTAGCAATACACGACCTCATACAAAAGGAACAGTATGATGTTGCAATGCCTATTATTAACGAAGTGTTAATGATATATCCTAATGATGCAGCTACATTAAACTTCTTAGGTTACATTTGGTTAATGGGTGATAAGCCTGCATTTGCTTACCAATACTTCCGTAGAGCATTACAAGAACAACCAGGCAATAAAGCATTATGGACTTCTCTAGGTCGTGCATGTCACGAAATGGATATGTTTGAAGATGCTATTAAATACTTTTTAAAGTCAGCAGAATTAGACCCTAGTTATGCAATGGCATACTCTAATGCTAGTGCTTCATTAGTTCAAATGTCTAAATGGGATGATGCAGAAAAGTCAGCTAAGATGGCTTTGGAATGCGACCCTACAGAATTACACTCACAGCTAAACCTAGCTCATAGTTACCTTGCTAAAGGTGAATGGGAAAAAGGTTGGATAGAATGGGATAAGTCACTAGGTGGCAAGTTCCGTAAAGAATTAGTCTATGGTGACGAAGTAAGATGGAATGGCGATAAAGACAAGACTATAGTTATTTATGGTGAACAAGGTTTAGGTGATGAGATATTCTACGCATCATGTATACCAGACGCTATTGCTATTAGTAAGAAAGTTTATATAGACTGTGATGAAAGATTAGAAACATTATTTAAACGTAGTTTCCCTACAGCAATAGTGCATGGCACTCGCAAACAAGATAATGTTGAATGGTTAAAAGATATTACATTTGATGCAAGATGTGGTATTGGTGGACTTCCTCAGTTCTTTAGACCAACAAGCAAGTCTTTTCCTGGTACGCCTTTTCTAAAAGCAGACCCTGATAAAGTTACTATGTGGCAGTCCATGTTTAAGACATGGGGTAAGAAAGTTATAGGTATCACAACTAAAGGCGGTACGTTTAGAACTAACGCTAAAGGTCGTGAGCTTACAGAAGAAGACTTACAACTATTACTTAAGCGTAAAGACATACAGTTAGTTAGTTTAGACTATAGCGTAGAACGCAAAATTGATGGTATTAAATACTTTGAATTAGCGACAGACGCAAAAGATTATGATGACACAGCAGCTCTTATAGCAGCTTGTGATATGACTCTAGGGGTCAACACTACTGCTTTACATTGTAGTGCTGCTATGGGCGTTAAAACATGGTGCTTAGTACCTAAATGGCATCAATGGCGTTATGCTCAAGTAAGTATGCCTTGGTATAGACACATGAGACTCATTTACCAAGATGATAGAACATGGAAAGAAGTCATTGAGCAGCTTAATGGAACTTTGTAAACTTATTTCTAAAGACTATTTAAAGCAACAACAAGCATTACACAATGATAAAAATTATGGTGTTTCTGGTCATAAATGGGCTAGTAAAATATCACATCATAAAGATATATTAGATTATGGATGCGGTAAGAAAACATTAGAAGCAGCACTTAATAGACCTATTGCTAATTACGACCCATGTGTAGAAGGATTAGAAAATAACAATCAGCCACATGACTTTGTATTCTGTGGTGATGTATTAGAACATATAGAATTGCATTTGCTAGACAATGTATTACAAGATATAAAGCGTTGCATGATAAATTCAGGTTTATTAGTTATAAGTTTAATACCTGCTAAAAAAACTTTGCCAGATGGTCGTAACGCACATCTTATTTTAGAGACACATCATTGGTGGAAAGATAAACTAGAAAATTACTTCATCATTACTAACGAAGAAGTAAACGATAAAGAATATGTAGTGGAAGTAAAGCCATGGGTTTAGGTGATTGGATAATGGCATCTGGTGATGCTAAAGAAGCTAACGAAAGAACTGGTAAAAAAGTTAAGTTAGGTAATGGCGTTACAATGTTTTGGGATGGTCAAGTATTTGCCAATAATCCTAGAATGGCTAGTAAATCTGATACAGACGTAGTGTGGGTTAAAAACTATCAAAATCACAGACCTTATATAAAAGGCACAAATAATGGTCACATGTTATTTAATGATGACTATAAGCCTGTTGTTGGTGAAATATACTTTGACAATGAAGAACAAAAAGCTATAGATAAGATACAAGGTGACTACATTATTGTTGAACCTAGTGTTAAAAAAACTTTTATTCATACAGTCAATAAAGCATGGCATGGTTGGGAAGAGTTATTTAAACATGACTTACCATGGTTACAGTTAGGTGATTTTACTACTGACAAGAAAACAAAGTGGTTAGAAACACCAACCTTTAGAAACGCATTACAAGTATTAAGCAAAGCAAAGTTATTTGTAGGCACAGATGGTGGTTTACATCATGCAGCAGCAGCATTAGGCATACCTTCCGTAGTGATATGGACAGGTTTTACTTCACCAAGGCACTTAGGATATGATACCCATAGAAATATACATGACGGTTCAGAGCCATGTGGGACTTATAATAGCGTATGCAAACATTGCCTTTTAAAAAGCAAAGCAATCACCGTAGAGCAGGTTTTAGATGCAGTTAATACTGAGTGGCATAGAACGTAGAGATAACGTCTTAAAACGCTTGCATAAGCATTGTAAGGGTGTTTTAACAAGGGAATGGGATGGTAAGTCAATTCCAGTTGTAGTAGGTAATTTACAGGGTGCAGATAAGATACAAATAACCTGTAGAGAACAAAACATACCCTACATTCTAATAGACCATGGTTACTTTCACAGGTCACCTGACTTAGAATGGGCTAGATTATGTGTTAATAACTACCATTGCACAGATTGGCGTGTATCAGATAGAGAAACACCTAAGGTTCATGAGTATCGTAGTGGTGAAAACGTAGTTATTTTGCCTCCAGCAGATAAAATAGCTTATATCTACCAAACTTCTAACTGGTTAGACAAAACAGTAGAAGAAATTAGAAAACATACAGAGAGAAAAATTGTCATTAAGCGTAAAGGCGAAGGTGACTTTAAAAGAACACTAGAAAAGGCTCATGTTATTGTGAGTTTTGGTAGTGTGGCAGAAGTGGAAGCACTTATTTGTGGCGTTCCTGTTATAGGTTCACCATATAGCCCTGCAGTACCAATATCCAATAACATACAAGACATAGAAAACTTAACATATTTTGACAGAACAGCATGGTTAAGCTCATTAGCTGCTAGTGAATGGCATAAAGATGAGATGGACAAGTGCTGGGATAGACTAAAAGGACAATTAGATGGCGTTTACTAATTACAGTAGCTTTGTAACAGTAGTAGAAAATTACTTAGCAAGAACAGACTTATCGTCACAGATACCTGACTTCATTCAGTTAGCACAAACAAGAATGTCACGTGACTTAAGAACTGAAAAAATGCTTAAGGTAGCAACAGCTCCTATTACTTCAGGTGATGGCACAGTATCTTTACCTTCTGACATGCTAGAGGTAAGAGAAATACATTTACAAGGTAACCCACCTATTAGGCTAGAGTTTCAAGCACCTGATTTGTTTTTCCGTAATGGTCAAACATCATTATCAGGTAAACCATTTTACTTTACAATGTTAGGTTCAGAGTTTCAATTTGCGCCAACACCTAATGGCAGCTTTACAGCACAAATTTTATATTATGCTCAACCTACATTTATATCTACATCAACTGCTAGTAATTTATATCTAGCTAACTACCCAGACGCTTTATTATATTCAACTCTAGCAGAAGCAGAGCCATATTTATTGAATGATGCACGTATTCAAACATGGTCAGCTTTATATGATAGAGCAATTGCTAATATTAAAACAAGCGACTTGGGTCAAACATACCCATACACTTCACTAAGCGTAACACCAAGATAAGGACAATATTATGGCAGAAATGAGTAACTACCTAGAGAACGCACTTATAAATGTAACTCTACGCAACACAACATATACAGCACCAGCAACGGTTTATGTATCACTATGGACTTCAGACCCTACAGATGCAGGTAGTGGCACAGAAGTTAGCACATCTGGTACAAGCTATGCTAGACAGTCAGTAACATTTGGCGCACCTTCTAGCGGAGCTTCACTAAATACTACAGCAGTAGAGTTTCCACAAGCAACAGCTTCATACGGAACAGTAGGCTGGATTGGTATTAATGATGCAGTATCTTCAGGCAACCTTTTATATCATTCACCACTAACAACGTCTAAAACAATTGACACAGGCGATATATTCAAAATTGCTATTGGTAGTCTTTCAGTAACATTATCTTAAGGTAAATTATGCCAGTACCAATGACGCTAGAGCAACTAGACGTTTATGGTAGTTTGGAAAATGTACCATATAGTTTAGATAATACATTTTATGACAATGGCACTACTGTATGTGGACCTTGGACATTAGACCAATTGGACGCATTTGGTAGTTTAGATAACTTAGCCATTTCGCTAGATAGTTCATTATGGACTACTAATGCTTGTATAAATATATCAGATGCACTTATTGATGCAGCCGCATTAGTTGTTGCAGATGCTACTAGAATAAGAACAAGTAGTGGTGCAATAGATGCCAATGCTGCTGTCGTTGCAGATGGTACTAAAATTTCTACAGGTAGTGCAGTTATTACAGCTAACGCACAAGTAGAAGCAGAAGCTACTAGAATTACATTTAGTGGTGCTGACATTACAGGTGAAGCTACTGTTGTTGCTAATGGCGTTAAAGTTGTAGTAGGTGCTGCAGATATAACAGCTTTAGCTACTGTAGACGCTACAGGCTTTGCAATATACTCATCTAGTGGTTCTATTACAGCCACAGCTACAGTATTAGCAGATGGTATTAGAGTTCAACTTGGCGAAGGTTCTATTACAGCTAGTGCAGCAGTTGATGCAGATGCAATACGCATTAGAACAAGTGATGCAGATATAACAGGAACTGCAGAAGTTACTGCTGTAGGTGGTGTATTGTATGCTGGTGAAGCTAATATAACAGCAGAAGCATTATTATCATGTAGTCCAAATGCAATATTATTTGGAGTAGGTAGTATTTCAGCAGTCGCAAGTATTTTAGCAACAGGTACGATATTAGGTGAAGAATGGTCACCAGTCACTCCAGGCTCAGAGTCATGGACAGATGTAACACCAAGTAGTGATACTTGGACAGTAATAACAGCAGGTGGTAGTTCATGGACTGATATAAGTTTTGGTTCAGATACATGGACAGCATCAAGTTCAAGTAACGATACATGGTCACAAATTTAATTACGAGGTAAAAAATGGCAAAAGATAAAATCAGTCAGTACGACTCTACAAGTGCTGGCGCAAACTTAAACACAGACATTGCAGGTATTAATATTGATGAGGGTTGCGCACCTTCAGGTATTAACAATGCTATTAGAACTCTCATGGCACAAATTCGTGACTTACAGTCAGGTGTTAGTGGTGACACTATTCCTGTTGCAGCAGGTGGTACTGGTGCTAATACAGCAGCTTCAGCTAGAAGTTCTTTAGGTCTTGTTATTGGTACAAACGTATTAGCTCCTCCTTCAGGCACAGCTATTTTAAAAGCTAACTCTGGTGGTGCTTTAGCAAACGCTACAGCAGGTACAGACTATGCAGCAATAGGCACAGCATCTACATGGTCAGCATCACAACGTGGTACAGTTACTACAGACAATGATGGTTCATTTGATATGTCTGTTACTAATAACTTTTCATGCACACCTTCAGGAACATTTGCACTTACCTTTACTAATATTACAGCAGGTCAGTCAGGCTATGTATTATTAGTAAATACAGGTGGTCATGCAGTCACAGCAGCAGCAACTACTAAAGTAGGTACAACATTCTTAACCACAGTAAGTGCAGCAGGGACATATTTACTATCTTATTTCTCTAATGGCACTAACGTATATGTAACAGCTTCAGGAGCTTTAGCTTAATGGCTATTTTAAACAATAGTAATGCCATCTCTAGTGGTGGCTATGACATAAATAACTCACTTCGCTTTAGAGCTAGTGCATCTGCTTATCTAAATAGAACGCCAGCTAGTGCTGGAAATAGAAGAACATGGACATGGAGTGCATGGGTTAAAACATCACTTGATTGTTCATTTATGTATGCAAAAAATGGCAACTATGGAACAAAAATATATTTTAATGATAATAAATTTGGTATTTTTGATTGGCAAGCTAACGTTGCAATTTATTGGGAAGTAGCATCTAGTGCAGTATTTCGTGACCCTAGTGCTTGGTATCACCTTGTTGTTGCAGTTGATACTACTCAAGCTACAGCATCAAATAGAGTTAAACTTTATGTTAATGGTAACCAAATAACAGCATTAGCAACTTCAAATTATCCCACTCAAAATTATGATGGAATAATGAATACTGCAAATCCTACTTTTATTGGAAAACAGTCTACAACTGTTTATGGTGAACAATCGTTTTTTGACGGCTATATGACTGAAGTAAACTTTGTTGATGGTTCTCAACTAACACCATCATCATTTGGTGAAACAGATACAACTACAGGTTCATGGAAACCTAAAGCCTACACAGGCACATATGGCACTAATGGTTTCTACCTTAAATTCTCTGACATAGCTACTACATCAGGTTCTAATGCAGGTCTAGGTAAAGACTTTAGTGGTAATGCTAACTACTGGACTACTAATAACATATCTGTAACTGCTGGCACAACCTATGATGCTATGATAGACAGTCCTACGCTAACAAGTGCGACTGTGGCTAATTATCCTGTTTTAAATCCATTGCAAAAAGCAAGTGATGTTACAATATCAAACGGAAATTTAACAGAGTCTCAAGGAGCTACATATAGAACGACACCAACAACAATGTTTGCATCATCTGGAAAATGGTATGCTGAAATGGTTACTGATGGAGAAGTTGGCGTTGTGCGTGAAGGTGCATTTGATATAAACACTAGATTTGGTTTAGGTACAGGACAATCAGGTGCATACGCATATAATGCTTATGATGGAAAAAAAATGAACAATGGAACAGAAACTTCTTACGGAGCTGGTTTTAGTGCATCAGATGTAATGGGTATTGCATTAGATTTAGACAATGGGACTGTTACATTTTATAAAAACAATGTTAGTCAAGGAACTGCATTTAGCTCACTTCCTGCTGGCAATTATTCTTTTGCAACAGGACATGCAAATACAAGCTCAAACGTAAACTTCGGACAACGACCATTCGCATACACACCTCCTACAGGCTTTGTAAGACTAAACACATATAACCTACCTGATAGCACTATTAAAAAAGGTAATACTGTGATGGATGCAAATATTTGGACAGGTAATGGAACAGGAATAACTATTACAAATAGCGGTGCAATGAAACCTGATTTAATGTGGATTAAGAGTAGGTCAGTAAATGGTTATTATCATGTATTAACTGACTCTGTTCGTGGTATTACAAAAGCATTGTATTCAAATGCAACAGACTCTGAAAATACTTTATCAACACGAGTAACTGCTATTAATAGCAATGGCTTTTCTCTTGGAACGTCTGGTGATGTAAATGACAATGCACAAACTTTTGTAGGTTGGCAATGGCAAGCTGGTCAAGGTTCAACATCATCTAACACTTCAGGTTCTATTACATCTACTGTATCTGTAAATACAACTGCTGGGTTTAGTGTGGTAACTTATACAGGAAACGGAACTGCTGGAGCAACTATTGGGCATGGATTAGGTGTTGCACCTAAATTTATTATTATCAAGAAAAGGTCATCAACTGCTGACTGGGATGTTTACCATGCTTCTCTTGGTGCTACTAAAGCATTATACTTAAATAGAACTGATGGTCAACAAACTGGAACCACATTCTGGAATGATACTGCTCCATCATCTACATTAACTACATTTGGAACAAGTCCTGATATTAATTCTAATGGTGTAACATATGTTATGTATTCATGGGCAGAAATAGCAGGGTTTAGTAAGTTTGGTTCTTATACAGGTAATGGTTCTACAGATGGTCCGTTTATATATACAGGATTTAGACCTAAGTTTTTAATGTTTAAAACCACTACTATTATTGGACATTGGGTAATAGTTGATACTTCTCGTAACACATATAATGTTATAGACAACTCTCTCTATCCAGATACTTCTGGCTCTGAAATAAATACAATTACAGATGTTGATTTTCTATCTAATGGATTTAAGTGGAGAGGTGTATTAGCTAACGAAACCAATGTTAGTGGACAAGTTTATATCTACATGGCATTTGCAGAAAACCCATTTAAGAATAGTAACGCTTTTTAACAAGGAAAAATTATGTTTTTATTAAACGGCAACAGACTTCCAGAAGGCACATCCTTCTATGACGCTAATGGAGTTCAATATGGCTCTGGTTGGCTTAACCAAGCTACAGAAGCACAAAAACTAGCTATTGGTATTACATGGGTAGCAGACCCTGCACCAGTTGATACTCGCTTCTACTGGGACACAGATTTACCTAAAGCCCTAGAAGATAAACTTGAAACTAAACAAGATGGTTCACCACTCTATAAACAAGTGTATGACAAAGTTACAAAGTCTATGGTTGACACTACAGAACAAGTCGTTACTAAAGGTCTAAAGTCTAACTTTATTGCACAAGTTAAACAAACTGCTGGTTCATTACTAGCTAATACTGACTGGTATGTAGTTCGTAAAACAGAACGCAATGTAGACATTCCTGCTAACGTAGTTACTAAACGTGCAGCTATCGTTACAGAAGCAGACAGACTTGAAACAGCAATTACTAATGCAGCAAATGTAGAAGCTCTTATTGAGGTATTAAACGCACAAAACTGGAGTGAGTAATGCCTACTCAAAGGATACAATTTACAGAGTGGTTACCAGACCAGCCTACTACGACTGGAGCTTTACTAGAGGCTAATAACGTCTATCCACTAACGATAGGCTATGGTCCATTTCCATTATCTGCTGACTATTCTAGTGCAGCTAGTGAAGACTTAAACAATGTAACTGCAGCTAAGTTTAACTTAGAAACACAGTTATTTGCAGGTGGAAATACTAAACTATTTAAGTTTAACCCAGCTACTACAGCTTTGGTAAACGTAAGTAAAACAGGCAATTATTCTAGCTCAGAACGCTGGAGTTTTACACAATTTGGTAGTGCAATATTAGCATCTAATAACACAGCTAAAATACAAGTATGGTATATAGGAACTTCTAGTCTTTTTGCAGACGTATCTGCTACAGCTCCTGTAGCTAAATTTATTACAGTAGTTAGAGACTTTGTAGTGGCTGCTAACATTAGTGGCACTCCTAACAAATTACAATGGTCAGACATTAATGATGAAACTGACTGGACTTCAGGCGGTGCTTCACAAGCCGACTATCAAATTATAGCAGAAGGTGGAAACATTACTGGCATTACAGGCGGTGAATTTGGTATTGTTTTATTAGAACGTGCTATTTACCGCATGTCATATATTGGTTCACCATTATTTTTCCAGTTTGACGCTATCTCAAGAAACCTAGGTTGTAATACACCAGGTTCAGTTACACAATACGGACCTACTACATACTTCTTAGCGGATGACGGTTTCTATGGTTGTGACGGTACTAATGTATATAACATTGGTAACGATAAGGTAGACGAATACTTTTACGAAAACATGGCTTTAGCACAACAAGATACTATTAGTGCTGCTGTAGACCCAATTAGAAACATTGTTATATGGAATTATCCTAATACTTCAGGTGGTCGTTCATTACTTATCTACAATTGGTTAGTTAAGAAATGGTCTTCTGCTAGTACTACTTCAGAATACATTGTATCACTAGCTTCATCTACTATTACTTTAGAAGGTTTAGATGCTTACGGTACTATAGACACACTTCCTGCTTCACTAGACAGTCGTGTTTGGTCAGGCGGTAAGTTCTTATTTGGTGGTGCAGACGGTGCTAAAATTGTTACATTTACTGGTGTCAATTCTACTGCGTCTATTGTAGTAGGTGAAATGGAATTTGGATATAACTCTATAGTAACTAATGCTCGTTCTCAAATAGATAATGGTGCAGTTACAATAGCTGTTGCATCTCGTAAAGAGTTAGATGACTCTATTACTTATAGTTCTACAGTTACACAAAACTCAGATGGAAAATGTCCATTACGTTCTTATGGTCGCTATCATAGACTTAAAGTTACACCTACAGGAACATGGACACATGCTATATCTGTAGATGTAGACTACACACAAAGCGGAAATAGATAATGTCTAGGGACATGTATCGTAAGTTAAATTGGCAAGGTGGCACACCTCGTGAAGTATCAGAAATAGTAAACAATTTAGTAGAAGGTAAGTCTAACAACACAGGTGAAATTACTTTAGCTGCTAGTGGTGCTACAACTACAACCATTAGTGATGAACGTATAGGTTTTAATTCTGTAGTATTACTAATGCCAACTACAGCTACTGCTGCTAGTACAACGTATGCTGAATTTCCTTATGGTGCATGGCAAGATAGCACAACACAGTCAGCAGCAAGTACGACTACAGCATATCCTATTACATTTGATACTGTAGACTATGAAAGTGGAATTACATTAACAAGTAGCTCTCGTTTAACAGCTACTTATGCTGGACTATATAACCTTCAATTTAGTTTTCAATTATCTAATTTAGCCAACTCTACAGAAGATGTAGATGTATGGTTTAGAGTAAATGGTACGGATGTAGCCAAGTCTAATAGTATATTTGGTTTAGCACCTAGAAAAAATGCTAGTAACCCATATCATATAATTGCATCCATGAACTTTTTTGTTTCATTAGCTGCTACAGACTATGTGCAGATTATGTGGAGAGCATCTAGTACAGACGTTACTATTAAAGCTCAAGCAGCACAAACATCACCTACTAGACCAACAACACCTAGTGTTATTGCTACTATGCAATATGTATCTGCTGGAGGTTACTCATCTAATGTATTTGGTGGTGTATATGTAAGTTCTACCACTAAAGGTAGTGCAGTTATTACGCATCCAGCTAACACATTAACAGACAAGACATACAGGTATCTAATTGTAGCGTGATATAATAGTTGCATGATATTACACTATATACCTAAAGATAAATTAAGAGAACATTGGGATTATGTTAAACATGGTCTTGAATTAGTAAGAGCAAAAGGTCACACATCTTGGATAGTTGAAGATGTTTATTGTGACTGTTACGAAAACAGGTCTATGTTATTTTTAGGCATCATAGATAACAAGGCAGTAGGTTTTGTAGTACTTCAACCATTAGGAGATACGCTTCATGTATGGGCTTCTTGGTCTACTATTAATGACAATACACTCTTTCAACAAGCATTTCAAGAAATTCAAACGATAGCAAAACAAGGCGGTAAGTCTAAAGTTACATTCAATTCACAACGAAAAGGATGGGAACGTAGAGCAAGACTAATGGGTTTTAAACCTCAAACATGGGAATATACACTTTAAGGAACTAGATATGTTTAAGTTACACAATTGGGTACAAGAATTAGTACAATCATTTACATTTTATGGTGGTGGTGGGTCAGGTGGTGGAGGTACAACTACTTCTAAAACTTCTTCTGAGTTAGACCCAACAGTTAGACCGTTTGTAGAATATGGTTTACAAGAAGCTAAAACATTATACGGTACTCCTGGTCCTTCTTACTATCCTGGCTCAACTTATGTTGGACCATCTTCTCAAACAGAAGCAGCATTAAAAGCAGCTCAAACAAGAGCTATGACAGGAAGTCCATTATCTTCAGCAGCTCAAGCTCAACAATTGGGTACTGTAGGTGGTGCATATTTAGGTGCTAACCCATATTTTGAAGCAGCAATGAGACCTGCAGTAAGTTCAGCTACTACTGCATATAATGATGCAATTAAAGGCGCATTTGGCACATCATCATTAGCTGGTCGTTATGGTTCTGGTGCTATGGCAGATTTAACAGGTCGTGCTAATAAAACACTTGCTGATACATTGGCAGGAAAAGCTGGAGAACTTGCTTATACCAATTATGCTACAGAACGTGGCTTACAAAACCAAGCTGCAGTTAATGCTCCACAAATGGCTGCTGCTGACTATGCAGACATTCAACAATTAGCCAACGTAGGTAAAACTGCTGAAGGCTATCAACAAACAGCATTACAATCAGCTATTGACCGTTATAACTACGAACAAAACTTACCATATCAAAAACTTTCTGCATACCTTGGTGCTGCTTATGGCTCACCTCAAGGTCAAGTTTCTACATCACAACAACAGTCTAGTGGTGGTGGCAAGATTGTATGTACAGCTATGAATGCTGAATATGGCTTTGGTAGTTTCCGTAACGCTATCTGGTTAGCTCAGTCTAAAGACTTAGACCCAGCATACGAAAAAGGTTACCATGCACTATTCTTACCATTAGTAAACTACGCTTACAAAGCAGGTGAAAAGAATGCCCTACAACGCATTTTAAGGGGTGTTTTAGAGCATATCGCAAGACACCGTACTGCTGATATATGGAAACAAAAACGTGGTAAAACTAGAGATAATTATGGCATGATTTATCGTGCTATTTTAGAACCAATTTGTTATGTAGTAGGAAAGGTAGGTAAATAATGGGCGCACCAATATTAATTCCAGCAGCAATAGGTGCTGTAGGTTCAGCAGCAATGGGTAAAAGTCCTATTACCGGTGCTTTAATGGGCGGTGCTTTAGGTGGTTTTGGTTCAGCATCTGGTTTATTTGGTGCAGGTGCTACAGGAGCAGGTGCTACACAAGCAGCAGGTGCAGCAGCTCCATCTTCACTTTTTGGTGCTACAGAAGCTATTAGTCCATTTACTCCTACAGGTGTATTAGGCACACAAACAATGAACTCAGCATTAACAGGTATGCAACCTGCTTTAGGTATGGCAGGTGAACAATTTGCAGCACAAAATGCACCTATGTTTGCAGGTCAAGGCGGTATGTTTGATGTAGCTGGTACACAAAACCAAATTTTAGGTGGCATTGGTCAACAAACAGCAATGGGTGGTGGTGGATTTGACCCATCATTTATGGGTGGTATTCAAAGAGGTGTTGAGTCAGGTTATGGAGCATTATCAGATTGGGCTAAAGCTAACCCTATGCAAGCATTATCTACTACAGGTCAAGCTATTCAAGCAGTAAGCCCACAAGAGCAACAACCACAAATAGGTCAACCTGCAATTCCACCAATTACAAAAGGTACATATAATGCAGCACCTACATTAGGTCAAGGTCCAAATGAAAGAGTAGCTACTAGAATGCAAGTTACTCCTAACCAACTTAATTTATACCCTTCATTCTATAGAGGAGGCTATTAATATGGCTTTTTTCCCTACAAACACAAGTGGTTTTTTTGATGGTATGAATATTTTTGGTGCTAAACAACCTGATTATTTAAAAGGCATATTATCACCAGAAGAATTACAAAAGGTTGAAAATCAATCTTTTATGCAAGGTCTTTTAGGAACTGCAGCAACATATTTAGCACAACCTAAAAACCAAGGATATGGTTCTGCATTACCTTATTTAGGTAAGGCTTATCTTGGTGGTATGCAACAATCTCAAGGTGCTTATGATACTGCTACACAAAATTTACTTACTAAAGGTAAATTAACTGAAATGCAACGTGAAGTAGAAAAAACTAAATTAGAACGTGATGCAATAAATGAGTTAATTAAAGACCCTGCTATTGCTAATGACCCAGTTGCTAAAGCAGCAATATTAGCTGGAGGAGTTAAAACAGGTTTAGAATATATTAGACCTGCTATTTCTACAGATAGAGATGCTTATGCTATGGCAAATTATGGAAAAGTATTTAATAAATTAACTTCTCCAGAACAAAAAGATGTTCTTAAACAGCTTCAAGATGTTAAATTACAAGCAGCTCCTTATTATCAAGCAGTTCCAACCGAAGAAGGTTATGCACGTTTTAATGCAAGAACTGGTAATTTAGAACCATTAACTGTTGGAGGTAAACAAGTATTACCTGCAGCATATTCACCAACATTACAAGGCGCAATTAAAGCTGAAGAAGCTACAGCAACTTCAAAAGCTAAAAAAGTAGCAGGTATGGAAGGTGCTTCAGACATTATTGGTCAAGCTGAAATGGTATTAAAAGGTCAAAAAGTTAATGAGCAAGGTCAAATAATACCTGCACCTAAACCAACACAAAGCGGTATTGGAACATTAGTTGACATTAGTGGTGCTGTATTTGGTAAAGCTCCACAAGGTGCTGCTGAAGCAGATAAACTTAAAGCTCTTGGTGGTCAACTTGTATCAAAAATGCCACGTATGGAAGGTCCACAATCTGACTATGATGTTCAAAACTATAAAGAAATGGCTGGTCGTGTTGGAGACTCAACTCTTCCAATTGAAAGACGTTTAGCTGCTCTTGAAACAGTAAAACAAATTGTTCAAAAATATGAACCATTAAATCAACCTCAAGGTAAAACTGTTGTTAGAACTGGAAAAGATAAATCAGGTAAAACAGTTGTTCAATATTCTGATGGGAGTATAGGTTATGGCAATTAATCCAAAGGATATTACTTGGGATGAAATTAGCATACAAGATGTAACATGGGATGAACCTGTTGCTACTACTCAAAAAATAAAACCAACAAAAGCTAAATATTCTGTTGCAGATATTCCTCAAGCAGCAGTTATGAATGCTCCACAAGATGTTGCAAATATAGCATCTGGTTTAGCTAATGTTGTTTCAAGTCCAATTCAAACAATGGATAATCTTATTAAATTAAGTTCAGGTATGTTAAGTAAAGCACTTCCTGAGTCAGTTATGAAATATGCTGATAAAAACAAAAGAAAAGAAGCTGAACAAGTTGCTGATACCGTAATACAAAGCTATAAGGACTCTTATGGAAGCAAAGAAGATATTAAAAGAACTTTAGCAGAAAGACCTGTAAGTGCATTATTAGATGTATCAACAGTTTTAGGTGGTGGCGGTGCTTTGTTAAAAGGTGCAGGTAAAGCTGGTCAAACTGGAAATATTATTACTAAAACAGGTGAAGCATTATCACAAGCAGGTAATTATACAAACCCAATCACAGGTGGAATAAAAGCTATTCAATATAGTGCTCCTAAAATTGGTTCTGCAGTAGCTAATGTTGTTGACTACTTAGGTACTCATACTGGCGCAGAAGCTATTAAACAAGCAGCAAAAGCTGGTTTTACAGGCAACAAAGAAACATTCCTTAAAAATTTAAGAGGTGATGTTAGCTTTACAGAAGTTGTAGACCAAGCTAAAACTAATTTAGAAACTATTGCTTCAGCAAAAAGAGAAGCATATAAAGCTGGAATGGTTAATGTAGCAAAAGATAAAACTATTTTAGAATTTGCTCCAATTGACAAGTCATTTGAAGATGTATCTAAAGTTGTTAAATATAAAGACATTGTTAAAAATGATGCAGCTAAAGCAGTATATGACAAAATTTCAGGCGAAGTAAATGCTTGGAAAAATTTAAATCCTACTGAATACCATACTCCAGAAGGTTTTGACGCATTAAAACAACGTATTGGCTCTGTAGTTGAACAAATACCGTTAGATGAAAAAACAGCTAAAACAGTAGGAAATACTTTATACAATTCTGTAAAAAATTCTATTGTTAAGCAAGCTCCTTCTTATGCTAATGTAATGAAAGATTATGCAGAAGCTACAGATTTAATTAAAGAAATTGAACGTTCATTATCATTAGGTAAACAAGCATCTGTTGACACATCTTTACGTAAATTACAATCAATTATGCGTAATAATGTAAATACAAATTATGGCGGTAGAACTGAATTAGCTAAACAACTTATGCAACAAGGTGGAACTGATATTATGCCTGCATTAGCAGGTCAAGCATTAAGTTCTGCATTCCCACGAGGTTTAGCTGGAGCAGGTTTAGGTGCTGGAACAGCATTAGGAGCTGGTTTAGTTGGTGGCATACCATTAGGGTTAGCTACTGCAGCTATTCAATCTCCATATTTAGTTGGTCAAACAGCTTTAAGAACAGGTCAACTAGCAAAAGGAATTAAACAAACTCTTGGAACTAATGCTGCTCAACAAGCATATCCATACTTATATCAATTAAATAGAACTGACCCACAAGGTCTTCTTTCAGAATAAGGAATAGTAATGGTCAAGACAGACACAGACTCACGTTTAAGTACGCATGAGGAAGTTTGTGCTATTCGCTACGAACAAATAAATGCAAGACTCAAGCGTTTAGAACAAATACTTTTAGGTACAGCAGGTTTCATCATTGTTTATTTACTAACTAATGGAATGAAATAATGCAATCATTAAGAAACTTAATAGCATTAATTGTAGGTATGTCTATAGGTATGTTATTAGCACTTTCTATGGATGCTAAAGCAGATACAACTACTATCAACTACAAAGGTCAACCACCACCTAGTGCCATTAGCCCTTCTATAAGTGCTTTTAGCCAAGACGTTTGTATTGTGCCTGTTACTGGTTCTGTATCTAGTACATTGTTTGGCGTAAGTGGTGGCTCTGGCTATAAAGACGTTAATTGTGAACGCATTAAATTAGCTAAAACTCTTAATGACTTAGGTCTTAAAGTTGCAGCAGTATCTATCCTTTGTCAAGATGATAGAGTATTTGAAGCCATGATACAGTCAGGTTCACCATGTCCTATAAATGGTTCTATTGGTGATGCTGCTAAACGTGGTTGGTATGAACGTAACCCTTCTATATTCAAGAAACTATATGGCGATACATACACGATACCGCTTGTTCCTGACGAGCCTATTACTACTTCTATCCCTACAAGGAAATAATGCTTATGCTTGGTATTGCAACTATACTCCAACGCCTGAAGGTTATATGCTTCCAGGTTCTCTCGTATGTAATGGCATTGAAAACGAAGTTGCTATCAGGGATTACTGGTGTAAAAGTTATGTCACTCATGACCCAATTTGTGGTGCGTATCAAGTCCCTGCTTGTTCAGACTTGGTTGAAAATCAAACCACAGCTTGTACGTTACCTCATTATAGCGGTGCTGTTAATCAAAGCAGGACTTTTAATTGTACTGCAAACGCTTGGTCACCTTGGACAGAAACTAGCAACAATTGCACGCAAGACCCTCCAACGTGTCAAGCAAGCGTTGAAACTAGACAAGTAGCCTGTCAACCAGAATACGTAGGTTCAGTTACAGAGACAAGAACATCATCTTGTCCTGACCCTTATAACCCATCTATATGGGGAACATGGGTAGAAACATCTAATTCATGTGTTAAAAGTGCTACAAACGTCACTAACGTATCTTCACCTGTTAGTCCTAGTAGTCCACTTAACCCTGTAAATAATCCACCTCCTGTTGCAGCTCCACCGCCACCAGAGGTTAATCCATTAGCTTCGCCACCACCTCCTGAACCACCTAAGGTAGAGTCAGCTCCGCCTAAGGTTGAACAACCAAAACAGGAAGTTAAAAGTGAGCCAAAAGCAAAAGAAGACAGCCCAAAAGACCCACCAAAGGCTGAACAAAAGAATGAGAGCAAGGATAGTCCTAAACTTGACGTACCAAAGGGTAAAGAGCTTGTACATGGCTTTGGGATAGTCCTTTCTTTAGAAATACTTAACAAACCTATTATACAACAAATTGAATTAACAGATGCTTTCAAATTTGATACGGAGATAAACAATGAGTTCGGAAAAAATCAAAACCTTCAACTTGAGCTTATCCAGCTCGGCACTTCTGAAGTTGATTTTAATAGCATTGCCAATAGTAGCTGGCTCGGCTTACGCAGGCATAACTTTCTACAACAAGATGGTTTCGGCAATTGAGGCTGTTGACAGTTTAGACTTAGCTCCTATAGAGTCTAAGTTAAATGGTTTAGAGATACAAGTTAAAGCTATTAATGAAAGACAATACCAACTATCAGAGTCTATAATGAAAGCTAGTGAAAAGTCTTCAGACGCTATTGCTAACTCACGTGAGACTTCTGCTATGGTATCAGGACTACGTAAAGAATTAGAAGCAACCGTAAACGCAATGGATGATAAGTTAAATACAGTTAAACGTTCAACTATGAACCCACTATCAAAATGACATTCATTACAGAGAACAATATAGCTAATCTATATTCAGCTCTGATAGAAATGCCTGTCTTTGACGAATACAAATTACCACCAGCATCTAAAGTAGATTTTATCATAGTCAATGACATTGGTATATGTGGTGAATATCAACCACCAGAACAAGGTGAACCTCATGTTATTACCATAAGTGTAGCAAGACATTCACACTTATATCCTGTTCTAATTACGCTATGCCATGAAATTATACACATGTGTGTGTATTTAGACTCACCAAAAACAGAACAATACACAAGCCATAAAGGCTTATTTCTTAAACTACAAAAACGTGTAGCCAATACATTTGGCTTTGACCCAAAGGAACTATAGTGGATATTGCAGAATTTTTAAGGCAATTAACAGAACAAAAAAATACTCAACCAAATGCTACTAGCATAGGTAATGAAAACTTAAACTTAAATGCTTATACTAGACCTACATTAGGTGGCAATGTTAATGCTTATCAAGAAACTCCTGTAGGCTTATTAAGTGGCACTATTGGTAAAGAAGGCACAAATCCAATATACAAAGACGTTGCTTTAACAAACCAAAATTTACGTGGTGGCATATTAAGTCAACCAGGTGATGTTGCTCCTTATGGCGAGTATCGTGATGGTAATATTATGGCTAAAGTTATGGGTGGTAACTATCCTAATGCTTCTGCTAACTATACAACTCCATTAGCAGGTGGTCAGTTTACAGGTGGTGCTAATTATAGCAATCAAGGTTTAGGTATTAATGCAGAATATGCAAAAGCATTAAATGATTGGATATTAAAAGCAAGATTAAATGCTAACCCACAAGAACAACAATTATTACTTGGATTAGGAAAAGGATTTTAAATGTTTAGTATCATCTCAGGAATTTTAGGCTTTGCTACTTCAGGTTTACCATCACTACTTGGCTTCTTTCAGCAAAAAGGTGACCAAAAGCATGAACGTGAAATGGCTCAGTTACAAAATCAACAAGCATTGCTTATGGCTGAAAAAGGTTTTGTATCACAAGAAAAAATTGCTGCAATTGAATTAGAAGGAACGTACGCAGAAACGTACGCACAAGAACGTGAAGCATTATATGAACATGATGCTAAACTTGTTGCTGAAGCAGCACCATGGGTTAAAACTCTTAATGCTAGTGTAAGACCTATTGTAGCATTTACATTTGTAGGTTTACTTGTATTTGTAGACATAGCAGGTTTTATATGGGCTGTTAAATCTACTGGTGGATTTACTCCTGAAGCAATGGATACTATATTCTCTAGTGATGAGATGAGCATTGTAGCGTCAATTATTGGTTTCTACTTTGGCTCAAGAACTTGGGAAAAGAAACGTGAAAGCGTCTAATGTTTGCATACAACTTCTTAAACATCATGAGGGTGTTCGCTACAAGCCTTATACTTGCCCTGCTGGTCTGTGGACTGTGGGCGTTGGTCATCTTATCGGTGATGGTAAATCTCTGCCTAGAGAGTGGAACAAAACTTTTACACCGGATGAAGTAGATGGACTTCTTAAAAGAGACCTCAGTCGCTTCGAGCTGGGAATATCTAAGATGTTACCTAACGTGCCTCTTAGACAACATGAATTTGACGCTATCTTATCTTTCTGCTTTAATCTTGGTCTTGGTTGTTTTCAGCGAAGCACCATCCGTCAAGCGTTGCTTCGTGGAGATAAAGAACAAGCTATGGAGTCATTAGTTAAGTATTGCAGAGCTGGTGGTAAGATATTAAAAGGTTTACAAAACAGAAGATTAGATGAACGCAAATTGTTTTTGGGTATATAATAAAGTATCTCAACGATAGGAGAGTTACTTGAAATATAAATCAGTTCTAGTCATATCTGACTTACATATTCCATATCATCATCCTGACGCATTTGCGTTTCTTAAAGCATTAAAAACTAAATACAAGTTTGACCATATAGTCAACATAGGTGATGAGCTAGACCAACACGCTATCTCTATGCACGAACATAATCCAGACTTATACTCTGCTGGACATGAATTAGAAGAGTCTAAAAAGCATG